TATATAATCCTCCCTGTTCTTTGCTGTCAGTCATGTATGAACATAGCATCCCCTATGTGGGGATTTCGTCTCAAAACTTCACATTTGTAATTTACAAATCGCATATCTGTACTCCTTTGCGAAATTTTATACTATTATATCACTCCTGCGGCAGTATCTCAATCCGAACTTTTATTCCACATTCTCTCCATCTGACGGTCGAGTTTTTTCTCAACAACGGAGTCGATATTGCAATGCAGAAACTGCTCCATCTGCCACAGCATAATCTGCACATCGGCAATCTCCTCAACCAGGTTGTCGTATTCCTTGCCAAAGGAAGGGAATGTATCCGGGTCATCCGGAAATTCAATCTTTCCGCAATCAAGCTGCTTCCTCCAAAATTTGTTGATTGCCTGGGTGAGTTCCGCCATCTCCTCGATGCACTGGCGGCTCTGTGCATCAAAACCGTACTTCTCAGCTATTGCTTTGATTTTCTCTTTTACTGTCACTTTTCTTATCCTCCTTGCTGTTTATGGCTTCTTCCAAGGCTGATACAATGGCATCAACCCTCTTTTCTCCAAGACCTTTTACCTTCAACAGCACCTCTCTTATCTCCGATGCCGTCAAGCCTTCTGCTGCTTTCTGCCCGTCTGCATATCCGGACTTATAAATCGATTCAATATACAGCGTCATCTGACAGTGATCCATCTTCCGGATGCGGTCATACTGCTTTCTGTTCAGCAGGAACCCTTTAATCTTCCCCATTATATCTCCTCCCATGGTCTTGCGTATCCATCAGATACGAGAACTTTCTTCCCGTCCAGTATCGTCATATCTGTCTTAAACGGAAAATTCAGTACATTTATCCCGGCGATCTCTGCACTCTCAGACAACATTTTGCATAGTCCGTAGTCGCACGACAGAAAAATTCGACTTCTTTCTCCGACTTCCGTGATTCTCTTTGCAAGTTCTTCTTTGAAAACAGCAATTTGTGACTCACTAACTGGTTTCCTTCCGACATCAGCCATCATACACGCCATTACAGATGCCAGTCCGTTATCTCCGTTACTGTGCGGCTGGGAGCCTCCTACTTTTTCAGCCCACCAATTAACCGCTTTTTCCATAGCTTCTTTCGTCACTCCCATAGCTCCCTCCTATCTGCAAGTGATACTGCCGTCATCATACACTCTATAACAAACATCATCGCCGCCAGCATTACCATGTACCTCTACAAAATCCGGAGTCTCATGCACATCTGTCACATACTCCATGCAAGTTTCTTCCAGGACTTTATCCTGGGCTTTATCTGCTCTTTTACTCATTTTCTTCATCCTCCAATATCTCTAAATCGTAAATAGGAACCATTCGGCTCATCACCCCTAGTTGAACGGCAATTCTTCGTCAATGCCGTCCGGCACATTCATAAATCCGTCCCCGGATGATGAATTGTTGCTTCCGCTGCCGGAATAACTGCCTCCATTGCCTTCGCTGGCAGCCTTGCTTTCTGCGAACTCCTGCTCCTCGATGACAACATCGGTAGTGTAAACTTTCTGACCGTCCTTGTTGGTGTAGCTTCCAGTCTGAATCCTTCCGGTAACTACAATCTTGCTTCCCTTATGAAGCCATTTCTCAGCGAACTCAGCCGCCTTTCCGAAATCAACGCATCCGATGAAGTCGGCATCCTGCTCTCCTTCACGCTTGAAGCGTCGATCTACTGCCAGGCTGTACCGGGCAACTGCTGTGCCGTTCTCATTCTGTGCGTATCGCACCTCCGGGTCTCTCGTAAGTCTTCCCATCAAAATTACTTTATTCATCGTCTTCCTCCTTCGATAATCTGTTGATATTTACTGTCGGGCAATAGTGCCAGGTCATCACCAGGACCGTTACCCATGTCAGCCCGTAAGCCCATCTTCCGATGTCTCCTTTTATCAGAATCGACAATCCGCAGATAAACCAGGGCAAACAGTTCCAATGTGTATCAAACATCTTCTTGAACTTCTTTCGCATTTCATTGCCTCCAATGGTACTGGCGGCTTCTCAGCCGCCAATCAGTACGCAGTTATCAGTCCTCAGCATCACAGTAGTAAGCGGAGCGGAAGCCGAGGTTGCTGCCCGAGTGGGAACGAGGGTTGTCCAAAAGCACGTCGAACACGCCAGCATCGGAACCGTCGCCCCAGCCGCCCCCACAAAGCGGCAAACGCTCTCCGGATGTATCGGCATAGATATATGCTTCCGGCTCCCCGGCGAACAGACCAAGTGCTTTCATTTCATCCGTAATCTCGCAGTCGAACTCAACATCTTTCCAGCGGCAGCCATCATAGTCTTCTTCGATTTCATCATCTGTGGTGAACTTGATTCCGCCATTGTTGGCATCAATTCTGATAGGCTCTCCATCGCTGTCCAGCAGGCATTTCCACTTATTACTTCCGGCTGAGAGGTCGATGTTCATGGCAGCATCATTGTTCTCTGCAGCCTGGAGAACTCCATCCATGAGTCTGAGTCCTCTGATTCGCTCCCATACATTTCCGCAAAGGTCATGGATGCCAAATACGGTATGATCGTGACTCCAGCTCTCCGGACCGGAACCCGTCAGTGTCTTGTAGCCATCGAAACATTCACCTTTTTCAGAGCCGTCTGCGTGATACTCACCTCTGTTCGTGTTGCCATGAGGGAAAATCCCGGTGTCATAGCAAAGGTTGGCGATATAACCTCTCTCCATTGCGGTCAGCAGATGCCATCCTTCTCCCTTGCTGAAGCAGGCCGCCTCAGCTTCTTCCTGGGTAACATTCACCGCTGGCTGCTGCATCGGAAGGCTGTACGCCTTACCGTTGATAATCGTATTCGGGTACTTGGAAATGTACAGCGTGTTGTAGGTCTTTCCGCCGATAACGAACATCGGGTGCGTAGGAACATCCGGATTTCTGGTAAACTTCACCATAATGGAAGGCAGACCTGCGTTATCAAACACAACCACATTGTCCTCTCTGAACGGCTCGAACTCCGGCTTGCAGTTGTATCTTCCGCACATACCGTCTGCCAGGATGTCAATTTCAGACATCTGACAGAATCCATTCACGCTCTCCTTGCAATTTCTCTCACATTTTACTTTCATACTTTTTCCTCCTTATACTGCCGCTTTCATTTGTAGCAAATTCATGTACAGTTCTTTATAGACATCCCTTTCGGCTTTCATCCGGATATACTCCGGAGCCGCCTCCAGGTCGATGTACCCGTCAATCGGGTTTGGAACCGGAATTTCAGCTGTCTCCATCACCTTTTCAGCTTCTTCCTGCTTTTCCTGGATGGAAATGTTGTCTGCCTCCGGTTCTTCGTAGATTTCTTCTTCCTGGTAATCTTCCATCAGTTTTCTCCAGGCTTCCAGTGCCTTACTCCCTTTCAGATTGCAGGAGATGTCCAGGCTTACCAGCAACGCCTTTTCGATATTCTTCAGCTCTGCCTGGCTGATTTCGTTTATGTAGCCGCCAATTCTCTCCTTGTCAACAGTATCAATCTGCTCACATAACGCTGTGGACGGATACTTCGCAGAATTGATTGCAACGTGTGTCGGAAGCGGTTTCTTCTCTCTGGTGGTGAGAAACACAACTTCGACCACTTTCGAATACTCATTCCCAACATCGTTACTGACGATCACCGCAGGTCTTCCGCCGCCCTGCTCACATCCGGTATAATCTTTCGGATACACATAGTAAATCTGACCTCTGTAATACTTGCTATCGCTCATTGCTTTTCCTCCTAAATCTTATATTCTTTTTGGCTGCCTGCCGCCTTTGTCCTTGTATCTGGAGAACGGCTTCACCCAGGTTTTCTTACCGCTCTTACATCTTCGGTAGAATCCTTTTACCTGGACTTCATGGTCCGGCTTTGTGTAACTTCTCTTTTCTCCATACCGATGCAGGTCATCTCCGGAAAAATCGTTCACCACATACGTCTTCTTTACCAGGCTCAATTTCTGCCCTGGATGCTTCCGGAGCATCTTCGCTTCATGCTTCGTCCTTCGGACGCTCTGCTTTTCATCGACAACTATGACCTCCTCGTAATATGCAGCAAACATCATCAGAGAATGGTACTTGATAGACTCTTTGAAATCGGTACGATCATAAGCCAGTGCCATCTGCATCACCTTCCTCTTTTTCTCTGACAGATGTGCAGGATACCTATAATTGCTATACTCTTTCGTGACCGGATTGTAGTCCCAGGTGAGAGCCGGGATGTCTCCTCCTTTCGGATAGACAGCCAGCTCTACAACCTTTCCTTTGCTTTCAAAGATAACTTCAAGTTCTTCCTCTTTCAGAATGATGCAGCCGCTTTCCAACGGAGCCAGGAACTCCTGCTTATCAATCCATTTCTGGTTGTCTTGATACCACTGGATGACTTTTCCCATCTTCTCATTCGTATCTACGATGATTCTGTCATAGTCTGATTTTTTCACAGCTGCCACCTCCGTTTACACCCATGCAGGCTTTACTCTGGTGTCTGGCAACGAAAACAGCCAGTCGATCACTTCCTGGGGAACCTCCTCCTTCTTCCAGCTTGTCCCGTACTTATATCCACATACCGGGCATGGTCTGCAAAGCAATCCTTCCGGATGTTCTTCCGGTCTCAGCCATCCAAGAGCCTTTGTTTCTGTCGGACCAGCATCTCCGGAATACAACGGCTTCTTCGGTTCATATTCTTCCGGAGCATACGCATCGCTTGTGACTATCGAGTACGCAAGGTTTGCAACTCTTGTCTGCTCCTTAGTTGGATAGAACGGTTTCCCTGCCTTCAGAGCAGCTATCGCAGCCTTTTCGGCTTCTTTCTGTGCATCAAGCACTTCTCTTCTTAATCTGAAGTGGTACAGAGTAACATTTTCTCTTGCCTTTTCCAGCCATCCAAGTTCTCTCTGATGTTCGCAGCAAGGGTTCATATCGTTCAGATGCCATCTGTCCCAAATCTGACACAGCTTATCAAGCATCTCCCTGGTCCATCCTTCGGTCGGTTCACCTTCCCGGATTTCATCAATGCACTGTCCGCATGATCCTTTGGCGTTTCCATTGCTCATAGGACCAATTACTCCACATAAACTCAGTCTTCCGTCATCGTATTCGATTTTAACGAAGCCCCTGGCTCTGCCGTTGTAAACCTCGCACATACAAGGATTGATAACCTTCTTCATATCTAACACCTCCCTTTCATTGCTTCCGCCGCAATCACATCCAGATTCTTCTCCATCAAACATTTCATGTCATCCAGTCTCATTTCTACGAAATCGAGAACTTCCTTCCGGATGGCTTCCGGGGTAATCTCCCGGCAGTTGTGGTGGACTGCCAAAATAATATCTGCAAAGGTGATGCCATCGAGCATATTATCTTCAACGCTCAAATCTTCACCAAGCCGCCATTTTTCTTCCATGCCAAACCCTCCTATCTGCTCCAGCTACCAACTTTATTTCCATTGATGTCCATACAAGGTCCAGAAGTCATTCCGGCTTCAATCTGACCTGCAACATCTTCCAGGATTCTCTTGATTTCAAGCCCTTCCTGGAATCTGTCATCTGTTCCCTCGTATGGTTCCTTAAAAACTGCCCCATCAGTGGAAATTTCGATTTTGAACATCTACACCGCCTCCTTCTTCACGAGTCTTACACTGTCAACGATGCTCTGAAGCTCTCTGGCGGTCAGCCCGACATAGTTATCCATGTCGAGCATTTCCTTTGTAATTCCCTTCGCCGTCAGCTGATCCTGGTAATATTTCATATCTCCGTCATAGTCCGGTTCGTACATCTTTACACCTCCAAAATCTTTCTCGCTAAGTTCTTGATACCATTGTCGTATTCCATTGCGGTTACAGCTTCGCTGAATTTCTTATCATCTTCCGCTTCCTTGAATGCCTTTCCAATTTCATCGATAGCTTCTTCCAGGGAGAAGTCTCCTTCAGAAAGCATCTGCTCTCTTTCTCCGATGATTTTCAGCTTGGCTTCGAGATGTCTTCTCTCTTCGTCCAGCTCTATCATTTTCTTGGCTACTGGAACCATTGCATTGATGACTGACATTCCAAACTGGGTGTACAGCGTCTGCATCTGCTTCTTTCCTTCAGTGTTGGAAATTGCCGGGTGCCAGGTATAAACCATCTCAATCGCCTTGTACTCTTCCATCGGAACAGACTTTCCAATCAGCTTCTCAAATTCATCTTTCATCATATCGACTTACCTCCCAGGTATTTTTTAGCGTGGACGTATCGTAACAGCACCACCTGCGTTGTCAATAGAAAAACTGATGTTTTTTTTCGAGATTTTTTACATCTCATGTAGGTTCCCCATGTGCATCCACGGCAGACTCTCTTCTCAGCCATTTCATACATTCCTCCCTGGAATCAAAGTCTTCGCTCCAGGCATCCCCGATTCCATTGTCAATTCCGGTATAGATACCATTCTCGAACGTATAGAAGTAACCTCTCGGCTCCCTGGTTTCGATAATCTGTCTTGCGTACTCTTGGCACACTCGCTGGATGCCATCATTCTCAACCACTTCAAGTCGGTATCCGGCGTGTTCCAGGACATCGGAAAATCTTCCAACTTTCATATCGTTCTGACGATGAAGCTGCTGGTTGAGGTTTCTGACATCCTCCCCCATCCGTGCCGCCAACTGTCTCTGCGATAACTTCTTTTCTTCCAGGCACTCCAATACAATCTCTGATGCTTTCTTCACTTACTTCTTTCCTCCTCTATCTTTTTCTCTGACCGCCGACCTAAACATCATCAACAACATCTCTGATACTGGCTTCTCTCGGTCTTTTCTCACTGCTTTCTTAACGGATTTCAAATCGTACCATTCACCTCGGCAATTCTTTCCATCCGGAACATATACGCCCACGTTGTACGGTATCTGATTTCTAACCTTCTCAAACACTTCCTCTGGCATAACATAATAGTTGTAATCTCCAAGGAAATTGTGACCGTTCTCCGAATGAAAATCTTCTACGGACGACTTCACCTCGTAGCAGTAGAAATCACCCTTCTCAATTCCGGATACGGTGTTATTCACTGGCTTAAACTTCATGTAATCAACCCGAACTGCTTTGCTTGTAGCGTAGTCAAATGTGACCTCCCTCGCCCAGTAAATTCTCGGATCGTTATGCGGCGAAATGTGCTTTTGAATCGACAAAGACAACATTGCTGTAATCTCCGGTCTATTATTACGTTCCATTTAGTCCTCCTCTTCCTGGTAAACTGCATTTGCTTCCTTCTCGCAGTTTCTCTCCATGTAGTAATCGTAGAGGAACTCCTTCTGAGCTTTCGTATATCTCCCAGTCTCCTTCCTGGTTGGAAAAGCAATTCCATGGGACGGGTTATGAAGCAGCACCCAGCCACGGTCAACCAATGCGTCTCCGCCGCTGGACAGATAATATTCTTCCTCGACTTTTTCATATTCGTCTTCCGTCAGATTCTCGCAAAGCCAATCGTCAGCCCATTTCGTATGTTCTCCCCATTCAACCCCGTGGAAGGTCCCATTAGGTTCAAGCCATCCGTAGTCTTCTGTGGTGTGTTCTTCTTCGTCCATCATCCGCTTCATAAATCCATCAAGCAGGCTGTTTCCAAACGAAGTTCTGTCTGGCTTTTTCTGTCCAGTTTCTACCAGTACATCATCCCATTTATATTCCGGCACATGATTCATGGCTATGTTGTACCAGCCCGTCATCTTTTCAGATTCCTCTTTCGCCTTTTCGCACTCACTTCTGAGTTTCGAGATGTACGATGCCAAATCATATTTTTCATCCTTTGATTCCAAATACTCGAACCCGTAATCTTCTCCGGGATATGTTCCTTTTAGCCGTGCTTCTCCATTGATTATCGAGAACGCCATCTGTCTGAGTTCGAACTCCTCCAGGTCCGTCCCGTCCATGCAGGACAGAAGAAGCTGCATTGCATACGCCATATCGCCTTCCAGGTACACTTTTTCACGGGCAAGTCTTGTTATGAACTCTCCTTCAACTCTAAAACTTAAATTTCTCGCTTCTGCCATAGCTACCTCCTATTCCTGCGGCATCTCATACAGCTTTGGAAGTACCCAGACAGCTTCCGGGATATCAACTGATCCACGCAGTATCGCAGGGCCTCCCGGTCGGTGCAGATATTCTCCGTACTTCTGCCAAATCGCTCTAATAATCTCTTTCGCCCGGTCTTCGGTCTCGTAATCTCCGATGCCCCAGCAGTCATCTTCCCCAGTTCCATACCATGCCAGGATGCGGCATTTCTTCTCCATCTTCTTTCCTCGCTCAAAATCACCTAATCGGTATGTTGTAATGGCTTTCACAGTTTCCACATTCACCATCACCTCTCCGTTCTGACTTAAAATCAGCATTCCTTCGCCTCCTCGCCAAATTCTCCACCTCTGCGGTAATGTTCTTCTATTCCCGACCATGTATAGCCTTTTTCTATCTCAGCTTCCGTTTCATCCGGATACAGAAGAAAACACCCTTCCAGTCCGGTGGTCTTATGAATCTCCTGGACTTCATCCCAGGACAGCTTTCTCATTCCAGGCCATGTGTATGCCATGCTATCTACCTCCTACATTTCAAACAAATCAAACAGAGACAACTGCCCCTGCGGTAACACTTTTTCTGCTCCAAGAATGGATTCCATCCGCTTCCGGCAATTCAAGAATGACTCCTGGTAATAATCCGGACGTTCATGTCTTCTCATCTCTACAAGACTCCCATTCTTGATGAAGCTCCGGAGTCCGATGACGTATCCAAGCACATTCAAAACGCTGGTTTCGCCTTTCTGCTTCTCAGCGAGTCTGCTTGCGTTTGCTTTCAAATACTGGTAATTCGCATCGCTTTCGTAAACTTCTAAGCTATGTTCAGCGTGCAACTTTATTTCATCGGCTCTTGCCATGTACTTTCTATCCACAACTGGCGGAAGCTCCTGTCTGTATTCTGGAGGATACTGTTCTGGTAACAGTTCCTCCTCACATTGTCTCTTGTAACTGATGATGTGATTTCTGACCAATCCGAGATTCACTCCATCTTCCCAGAATGGATCACTGCCGCCCTCATTGTAAATTTGGTTCCATCTCGCAAACGAGTCCCGGATATTCTTTCCAAGTTCGTCGGCTCTCTTGTTTCCAGCCATTCAGCCCACCTCCTACCGTTCTCCTCCGAACATGAGGTAAGCAACACCTTTGGAATAGCGTTCGTCAAACCAGTGCCATACTTCCTCCCGGTGAGTTCCGGCTTCAAATCCGATGAAGTCATCTAGGATGCACTCGTCATCATCTATCAGAACATCGCCAAACTCCTCCCAGAGAAAATCCAGCACTTCATCGTTCAGTTCAATCTCCTTTGACACCATTCCGACAACAATATCCATCGTGGAATTGAACGGTGTGTTGCAATCCTCCAATTTATCAAACAATTCGATAAGCCGGTCCATAACTTCCGACTTTCTCATCATGTACTCATACTTCCAGTCACTGATGTTTCCGCTCTCATTCAAGCCTCGCAGATACTCCTCGATGTCACTTCTGCGGTCAATCTTGCTCATTTCCCGGCTGATCGCTCCCATTAGCTCCGTTGAAATATCTACATAATGCTCTGTGATGTAAAACTTCGCATAACCTCCGGCAGCATCGGTGATTTCATAATGTCTATCTCCGCTTTCCTCCTCAGTATCGCCATACGGATTTTCCAGGTACTCACTTGCCTTCGTTTCCTTGATATGTTCCAGCTTTACATTCAGCTTTCTGATGTCTTCTTCAACTCCGACGATTCCGGTTCCATCCGTGTAGGCGGTATCCCATGCACCAGCCAAAACATATAACAATATCTTCATCTCCAGACCTCCTCGTGGTTCATCTAACGCCCCTGGCTGCCTTTTTCAGCATCGCCAGGGTATATTTGATAGCTTCTTCTTTGCTCCGTTGCAATACAGCCAATTTACAGATACGACCTTCCGTATCGCTTCATAAATTCTTTCCGGGCATTGCTGCTTTCAAGTTCTTGGGCTTCTTCATCGTCACGGACGGCATCCTTCAGTATCCAGTTCCGCTCCCAAACTGCCTGTCCCAGCATCTTCGACAGTTTCTCTGCCATCGGATTCTCATGTACTCTACTGAGCAACTTTCCGAGGTTGTGGCAGTTATTGCAGGACGGAACCACCAGCCCGTCCTGGTCTGCCTTATCTCTCTGTGAAACTCCGAATATCAGATGATGCTCACATTCGGCTTGTCTGCCGCAGAATATGCAAATCTCGCTATGCTCTGTAACCTTACTCTTGCCTTTATCCATAAATCACATCTCCAAACAATGCGTACTGGATGATTGCATCGCACACAATAGCGTCTGCATTGCAACAATCAAACTCCAGGTGTCCGTCTTTCTGTTCCAGGCAGTTACATCCAACCGGGTTCTTCACCCAAAGCTCAATGCCTTTCAGCAGCTTCTCCAGGTCAAGGACATAAATCTTGTCTTCCTCGCAATCATGCAGCTCCAGCTTTCCGCCCCTTGCAATCTGCTCATGCCCGTATTCTCCAAGGTAATCTCCAACAACCTTTGCTCTGTTGCACCAGTATGTAATGCCGCCTTCCAATGCTCCGCACATGATGTCATCAATATCTTCCTTGGTAAGCACGATTTCCAGCTCAACCTTCAAACTTACATTTTCCATCTATTCTTCCTCCTTCACTTCCGCTCCACAATTCGGGCAATTCTTCACCTCATAGCTGAGGAATATCTTTCCGCAGACCTTGCAGGTTGCCATTTCTCCCTGGGCGTACTGTTCGTCCAGGTAAGTTTCTGGATGCTGCCAGTCAACAGCTCCGAACACCGCCTCTGCTATGTCATCCTGCCCATTACACATCCGGAGAAAATCTTCTCTGGTGTAGACCGTATCTGACAGCTCCGGGACATAGCAGGGAGTTTTTGCTTCATGGTAAAAAGCGTGTTCATCTTTAAAAATCATCCCCTGCCCGTAAAACTCACGTTCCAGTTCCACAATCTCTCCATCTTCGTCAACAACGCACTTACCAACTTTTACTTCATCACTCAACGGCAATCCACCTCCATGTCCTCCAGGGCATCAAGCAGTTCCAGAATCATGCTTTCGATGGCTTCAGCATCCTCAACAAGCGCTTTTATGCTGGACGGACATCCGTTTTCTCCTCTTGACGGCATCCACATCTCAACATGATCGTCCACATCGAAATTTTCATAATACTCTCTCAAATCTCGCAGGAAAGTCTCGACCTGGTGGTCTTTTTCAAAATCAACAATGATGGAGAAATCCTCTCCAGCCGGAGAATATCTTTCCAATTCTGCATATGTTCTGCCGTTCCGGCTTTCTTCTATCCATACGTCATAGGACCATTCCAGTTCCTCTGCCTTGTCAAGCATTGCTTTCAAGCCAGGGTTTATATCTTCAAATCGCTCCATTGCACCACCTCCTAAATGTAATAGCAGCTGAAATTCCAGTGATGACCGAACTCATAGTAAAGTCCGTACTTCTCGAAGATTGCATCGAATCCCTTTCTGATAGCCGGGTATTCGTCATAGTAAAGCATCTCGCATACCGGACCTTCAAAGCTCATGCTGAGGATGTGGTCCGGATTGACGTACTCGAAATACGTCTGCGGTTCAATGTCTTCCTCCACAAACAGATGCTCCCGGTCATTGTAATAATACTTTCCGGTTTCCGGGTCCTTGCATCCAAATCTCTTGTGATTGAAATAAATATCAACATCCTGCCACATCTCATGCTCCAGCAGGTACTCTCTGATTTCCACAGCCAGCTGCTCAATCTGCTGTTCTGTCAGCTTCATTGCTTCGCTCATAATCTATTTCCTCCAATTCTTAATCTCGATTCCGATTGCTACCGCCGCAAATACCACTGTTACCAGGGCAAATGCTGCGATTCCGGTTCCGACCGCTACTACCAGGCAGATAACTCCGGCTGCCTTACAGACTTTCTTAGTTGCCTCCATTTACTTTTCCCTCCAATCGTGGTATTTTTATAGCATGGGAGGAGGAAAAGCTCCTCCATCCCATGTGGGAGGCTATCAACTCCTCCCTGGAGCCTGGGTCACATGAACAATTCGACTATTGCTACAATTCCGGCAATGATTGTTAAGATTTCTGCTGTCAAACTGATAATCTTTCCAATCCGAATTTTCTTGTTTTCCTGGGCTTCGATTTTTCTGCTGAGTTCTTCGACCTGGGCTTCCAGCATCTCTACCTTCCGCTTCAGCTTCCTCAGCTTCTTTCGGCTCCCAATCGGCAGTTACCTCCTTGTCCTTAGTCAACCAAAAATGTTATTTTTGATTGCGAACGTACGGTAGCACCTGCGTACCGAGTGTCAATAGAAAAACTGAAATTTTTCCGGGAATTATTCATACTCCTTTTCCAGCACATTGAGAGTCATCTGATCCATTCCAAGAGAGCGAAGTTCCTTCTCAATTCTCCGCATCTCCTTTGCATCTCCTGCCTTTTTGACAGCTACATACTGTTTGATATATTCTTCCAACACCTAAAAATCGCCTCCATCCCTTGCCGTGTTCATGCTAAAATCATGCAGTCAACAAGGTAGTTGCCATACGCCATGCTCAACACATCCTCGATGCAATCTGCCATGCACGAATACTTATCTCTCAGCATTTCTTCGAGGAGAATCTGCCCTCCATCTGCTTCCGGCATACCGTTACTGAGTTCATGCTGCTCATAGTAGATATAGTCCACATATCCGGCTTCTTCATCTTCCGGGAGGAGATTATCTCCGCTTCCCTCAGCAATTCGGATAATCTGCTTCATTTCCGGAACGAACACAAACACATCGCCGTATCCATCCGGCTTCTTTCCAAAGCAGTTCTCGGTCCAGATAACATCTGCCGGCTTCCGGTTCTCGTAATACATTCCAATCTCCTCCCACTCCTTCTCAGAGTAGCAATCGCTGCAATTCATGCAACCAGGCGTGATGTCCGGATGATTCTTTCTGAATCCATCCACCGCATCTTTGTAGCTGGATGCCACAACGATCAGATATGTATTCTTGTACGGGAACTTCTCCCAACTACCAAATGTGAAGTAAAATTTCATCGACATTCTTCTACACCTCCATATTCCAAAATCTTTTCTTTGGCAAAATCTGCAACTACCTCCAGATAGCTTCTACCAAGTTCCACGTCAAAATCTTCCACCTCGCCATATTTATCCTCGAACTCATTCGCCCATTCAACGAACTTCTGCTTCCAAGCAACACTGTCTGTATCAGTCAGCTTTGTGTATTTAGAAACCAGTGCAGCAAACGCCATGGCAATCTCGACCAGATTCTCGGTGTGCTTATCAAAAATCAGTTTCTTCATCACCGCACCTCCGCATCGTATAAATCAATCAAATCAATACCAAGATCGTGCATTTCAATCAGATCAGTTCCAAGCTCTCCAAGCGGATACAACCAGAACTCCTTCTTTGTCTCATATCTGCTGCAATCGCCAGATTCATGCTCAACGATCATATCTACTGCATTATTCAGAATTGCCTTCAGCCTCTCCTTTTCCGGCACTTCCGGAACCAGCTCGTAGTCAGCAGCTTCTTTATCTGCCAATGCCTGCTCGTACTCGATCCATCCCCAGGCATCCCGGTTAATATTGGGGATATGTTCCCTTCTGTCGAAATTCTCTATTCTGACAACCTTCTGCGTCTTCGGGTATCCACCTGGCATAACTGGACGCTGTATGCTGTAATACTTCATAACCTACCTCCTGTGCAGTGCGTATACAATTCCGCCAATCTTGCCGCACCTCTCTGTGAATACATTGTCATCAAGTGTCGTTCCTTCATAAAAACTGATACATTCCAGCTTTCCGCTCTGCTCCCCATACCGCTTCCAGGCATACACAACGTGATCGGCTCCGGTGCTATCGAGCAAATCTTTTGCCTTCCTCTCAAACTCCAGCAGTGTCTTTGGAATATCCTTCACTTCCATCTGACCTTCACGAACAAAACCGTTTGCGTTCCACTGCTCAAATCTAACTTTCATTACGCCGCCCTCCTTTCCGCCACACGGCAAATACTGGTAGGAATCATCATCCTCACGCCTTCCAGCTCTATCTCAATCTCCCGGCTTCCTGCCTTCGTGCAGGTTGCCAGCGGTCCAATGTCCTCTATCTTGACTTTCCAGCCTTTTCTAATTTTCATCATGTAATCCTCATATCTACTTACACTTCTCCAGGTAATCAATGAGTTCCTGGAGGCTCATTTCTTCTACTTTTTCCAATGCTTCCTCGAAATCAGCTTCTGGGTCCATCGTCATCCTGTCGAGGACATTTCTTTCAAGAACCTTCCGAGGAACTTTTCCATTAACTTTTCCAACGCCATTAACTCTTGCCAAAGTAGCTGCCATTTCTATCCCTCCATCCTTACACATCAACGCCCACTCGGTGGATGCAATGCAATCTGTTCCTAAATGTCACAAACTTATGCGAAATCGTAAAATGCTGCCCGGTGCAATCATACTGAGAAGGCTGTGCGATTCTTCTAACCTCGCTATCGAACCATTCTTCCATGCAATCTACTTTGTCTCCGGGAACCGGAATCAATTCTGTGTATGAATCATAGTCTCCAAAAACTTCTACTTTTCCCTCAGCCTCCATCTGCTTATGTAAATATTTGCGAATTTCTTTCTTAATCTCCTTAATTTTCTCCGGTTCATTAACAAGTGCCAGGATGCTGTATGCAATTTCCAATGAATCCTTGTCTCTTACAAATGCTCTCATGCTCCAACCTCCTAATATTCAAATCTTCTCGGGCTTGCAGGAATCGCCCGAATCGTTGTGTTCTCACTTTTTCCCCGGCACTTGGATTCTTTACAGAACTTTCTGCACTCCCGGATAGCTTCATCTTCTGTCTTGTAGACATATCCGCTCTGTAACTTCCCGTATTCATCCACCAGCTCCCATTCAAAGCCCTTTTTATCACTGCCAGTCATTCCCCAGCCGTAGCTGTTTCTCGATTCCATCATGTCATACGCCTCCCAATCTGAACGCATACTTGAACTCATACTCAAACTGCCATCTGAGTAATCTTTCCGGATATGCCGTTGCGGTATCATGCAGCCATCTTCCTTCATTCCGGATTGCTTCTACTGTTTCCGGTTTGCATCCATGAGCCTTTGCTCTCCAGGCAAGTCTGAACATCTGAGTAGCTTCCTTCTCTGCCATCTCTATCAGTTTGTATCTGATCTCTTTCAATTCCTTCATATCTGCCTCCTATCTGATGCTGAGGTTATCAACCAGTAATCCATATTCTGTCATGCTCAGAATGTATCCTTCCGAAACCAGCTTCTCGATTACTGCCGGACAGCAATTCTTGATTACTAAGCCTTCTCTGCACTGGTGGTCCTTATCTACATAACCGAAGCCGAACTCTGTCGGTGCTATTCTGTTCATCCCAGTGATTAACTCCAGGGCTTTGATTGCTACTCTTTTCTTTCTTGCCTCATACTCCATCATGTCCATCTGCTCCTTTCGGTGTTTTTACTGATTTGTTATCTTAGACGCATCGTAACTGGAACATTCCAGTTTGTCAATAGTTTTACTGAATTTTATTTGGAATTTTCCACCTGCTTTTCTTGCTACTCTTTGCCAGCCACCCGATTGGAACAACCATCTGGCTGGCTACTTCTTCGCTTAGATTAAGCATTGTTTGATTATGGGCGTATCGTAGCACTGACACCATTGTTGTCAATAGTTATACTGAAATAAATTTGGAATTTTCGAGTTTTATCCACCGACTTTTCCACATTATCCACACATATATATATTTAATAATTGGTTACGGTTACGGTGACGGTATGGTCAAGGACGTTTTGCGTGACAGTCGCACGGACTGTCCGGTGGACGGTCACAAGGACAACAAGAAATTGGGCGTATATTATAATTAGGAAGAAAGCCATTCCGATTTGTCTACTGAACTACTGAATCAGCATTTTTTCTGATACCGATGAAAAATCGGGTCAAATCAGAAGCCGTCCATGGACGTTTTACTTATCTTTTCCGTGACTGTCCCCGTGACAGTCCAACGGACACATATTTTTTTGGGAATTTTTCGAGCAGAATCGCTCTGATTTTTTCTCTGAGAAACCTCTATCTCCTGGGACTTCTTATTTGCCTTTTTCCGGCATTGTCTTTCGTAAAGGTATAAAGTATTGAGAAAATTATTTTGAACAGAATCCGGATTTTTGTCTAAAACAGCAATCTTATTTTTGTCGAAAATTATTATTGACACCAGCTCCATTTGTGAGCAATAAAAAAAGAGCCTCCCCGGTGCAAATTTGCATCGGAGAAGCTCCTTCTCTTAATTATTCTTCATTGATGAAATCTGTGCAGCCAAGTTCCCGGTATGCCTCCTCGAAAACTTCCTTCGGACTCCATGAAATATAACCATCCGGATACTTAACAATGTATCCTTCCTGGTCCTTTGTGCCGGACTTCCGGAAGATTTCCTTCTGGACTTCAACCGGGCATCCGCACTTCATAGCCTGGGCTTCAGCCATGGTTCCCGGCTTCGCCTTCACAATCTTTACGCCGATGTAGTTTTTCATCCCCGGACCTCCTATCTGCTGATGTCGGATGCGTTTACCCAGCCATACACACCGTCACCGACAATGTGGTACTGGTGAACGCCATTCTTATTCATGGCAGTAATCTTAGCTTCGCAAGCCTTGGCTCCTACTCCCCTGGCTCCATTGTAGCTGCTGGTGTACTGAGTGCTTCCAGAGAACTGAACCTTATCCCCGATTCCGAATGCCTTGTTTCCGGAAGACGCACCTTCGATGTCCCCGGCATTTACCCAGCCGTAAACCTTGCCTCCGCTGAGTGCTACCAGGTGGTACGGATGCGGTTTTCCGGCACTTACGGCAGTGATCCTTGCCTTACAAGGCTTTGCTGATTTCTGTTGTCCTCCGGAGTAGGAACTGGTGAACTGCTTGCTTCCGGTGAAATTCACTACATCGCCAACCTTAAAAGAACCGCCAATAACGACTTCCTCTTTTTCTCCAGGTGTTGCCTTGCTGGAATATTTCGGAACTCCATAGCCACGGATATATCTTCCGTTCACCTGGAGATTTCTTCTTCCGCAGGCATCGTTGATATTGCACTCGATCACAGTGATTGTGCTGCCGACAACCTTTTCGACAATACCAACATGATCGGCACTGCCTCTGTTATCACCAACTCCGTTGTCCTGCCAGTCATAGAAGATATAATCGCCAGGAGCCGGAACATACCCATCATCCTCCACCCAGGAACCAAGTTTCGCAAACAATGCAATCATCTGGTTGCATCCGCACTCAGTAGGGATAATGTCGGTCAGCTCCGCAACGATTGCCGCCGCAGACGCTCCAGTCGCGCACCAGGCATCTGTGTACTGCACCTTGTAGCTTCTCGCTAAAGGCTTATGTGCATTGTAGATGTCGATGATTTTCTTGTGGCTGCCATCACTCTCCTTGCATCCAATCCACCCCTGCATGATACCGACTACTTTCTGCCTTAACTGTGCTTCAGTCATGTTACTACCTCCATTCTGGGGCTTGTTCTCTGCCCCTGCAAATTCATCAAAATACTTCTGCCCGTACTCAGCCCTCTTTGCTTTGACCGCGCTTCCCTGGTCTGCTGGTCTTTCGTATTCGGTCAAAACGGTATCAGATGCCGATTTCACCGAACGTGCCGACTTCAGCTTTGCCAGGACAGTCGGATAGCTCTTGCTGAGTTCTTCAAAAAGAAAAGCCAGCTGCATCTCCAAGTCACCGATTGACTTCTTCTGCTTGCTGGCGTAATCGAGCATATTCTGTTTTCTGGACCAATACGTCCATTGTGCCAGGCCGTACCCGGCACTATCTCTCACGAAGTTATCATACGTCCCGGCATCGACAGCCTGGGTGTATGTTTCATCTGTCATGTTCAGCTTTTTCTCAAAGCTGTTTTGCAGATTCTTCGGATTCAGCCCGGACTCAGCGAAAAGATTTCCCATGAGTCCGGCAACTCCCCATTTGCTCATTCCCTTATCTCGAAGGAAATTCCAAATCTGCTCCTTCACCGTATTTCCAACCAAAGCCATACTTACTGCTCCTTCCCGGTCTCCTCAGTAGGACCATTCACAAATTCCTGGACTGCCTTGTTGGTTTCCAGCATTTCTCTCATTTCTTCCAGGGCATCGTCTACCATCATGCTCACCATCTCGAAGCTGATTACCCCTTCGAGCCACGGGAACTTCGTGACAAACATATCGTAGACATAGCGGAGTTTCAGCTTGCCAGTACCGGAGCCCAACTCCTTCTCAGCCTTCGTTACAGCCCAAAGCATCCATTCTTTCACGGACTGGAGCTGTGCGTCACTCGGCTTCTTTACAAAGACATATACGGCATATCCGCCGACTGCCACTACTGCAATACCTGCCACCAGCAGATACCAATTTTCAATCAAAAACTGCATATTTTCCTCCTATTCCGGCATCGTCTCTTCTGGGCGATTGCCACTTTCTTTTTCCAGTTCTTCCTGGTGCTTTCTGTCATCCAGCTCATACTGTCTGTCTCTCTTACGTTCCTTGGTGGTCTTGATCCATCCCATTACGCCACACTCGCCACCGCATATGGTAAATACGCAGGTGCAAAGGGTATCCGGGATTGCCCCGGTGATGTAATACAAAACCAGGAGCGTGATAATGAACATTAGCAGGAACACAGCAATGATAACCAGGATGACGTCCATGGTTCTAATTTCTTTTTTCCTCTTCACGCTGCCCTCCTCAGTACAGATTCTTCAGAGCTTGCTCGTTGATGAAGTCCTTCTGCTCGTGTTTCACTTGCTGTGCATATTCCAGGGCGGCGTGCATATCACCGTTGCAATGTGCATCCGGAATACGCTGCACCGCTCTTGCAGTAGCTTCGCCGAGAGCTATTGATGCTCCGACGCTTTTCACAAGATAAAGGATGTGCTTCTCTCTTGCAGACTCCCGTTCATCTTGCAGTTTCTGTCGCTCTTCTCTCTGCTTCGTCTCTTCCTCCTGGCGTTTGTTAATCTTGCTTTCAAGCAACCAGAAGCAGAACCCGGTAATAGCTGAGGGGATGCTCATTGCTGCAACCAATGTTCCAAAATCCATTCTTGTTTTCACCTCCTTTCGCAAGAAAAACCGCCTTATTCTGGCGGTCTCAAATCTATCCTCAAACACTCACATTCCCGGCACGGATACTGCCCGGCTGGTATGTGGTAGTTAAGGCAATGCTCGCACTTGCTATGCCATGAGCAAGTCTCCGTACACTCCGAAAAGTTCATAGCACAAATACCAATCTTCTTGTGGGAGCATAGGAACAAGTTCTTTCGCTTCTTCTCCATTCGGTAATTCCTTCTCTCCTTTCATCAGAACCATATCTTCGTACAGCTTGTCTATCAAAGCCTGGCTGTCCGTATGCTGGAGCATACCTATGTAGCACCGGAAGGTTTCCGTTACTTTCTCGAAGGACATCTTGCCTTCTGCATACAATTTCCGGATTCCATTCAAACTTCTCTTTATTCTCAGCGTGGTGCTCTTTCGGACAACAACCTTATCAGCCCACACTCTGTATCCTACAAACTCAATACCCTGACCAATCGGACGGATACAAGTCTTATTATTCAAATTCAGTTCCAACTCAGTTTCCAAAAATTCACCAATCTGTTCCTTCCAATACCGAAGCTGGAGCTTGTCATTTCCGAGAATGATTACATCGTCCATGTACCGGATATAGTACCGGATTCCGAGAACTCTCTTGCAGAACTGGTCCAGCATATCCAGATAGATATTGGCAAACATCTGACTGAGCAGATTTCCGATAGGCATACCAACATCAAACAGCCGCTCCTCCAGCGGCACATCTTCCGGATTCTTTCCCGGAGGAAGACCAAACGGCGTATGCTGGCAGTCGATGACTCTGTATAGTACGTCCAACAATCTCTGGTCTTTTATCTTCTTTGCCAACACTTTCTTCAGTACCCGGTGCGACACCCGGTAGAAGTATTTGCTGATGTCAAGTTTCAGATAATACCAGTTCTCACCTTCCTGGCGGTCTACCTTTTCCAGCCAGTATTTAAGTTTCTGCATAGCACTTAGGCTACCTCTGCCCGGAATACATCCATAACTATCTTCGATGTATCCAGGCACAAGCATCGGATTTACAACCCGGTATATAGCCCATTGGATGACACGATGCTTAAAAGCAATCGACATTATCATTCTCAGCTTCGGTTCATGGATATAGAAAATGTAATACTTCTCAATCTCATACTCTCCGCTGAGTATTTCTTCCCGTAGATCAGTCAGATTCGTCCAGGCATCGTAGTTGAAATCCAGAACATCTCTCTGGTATCTCCTACCCCTGGACGCATCTTCCAAAGCACCATAAAGGTTCTCCATCGAGAAAATGAGGTCGAATACATTTTTAATCTTCATCGCTTCATCCTCTCTTTCTCCGTGTAGCGGCTTTCGCTGTGGCTACTTGCGGCTTCCGAAGTTGGCTTCGTGCCGTGGCAGCACTTATCCCCCATGCGGCGGCAAAACATACCACTCCTACCGCATAGGCATTTTTCTCCTCCCTGCCGGGCTGGAGCGGAAACAGACTCCTTTATCCCCTCTGTACTGGAACTGCACCCATGAGTGCAGAACTTCTGACATTTGAGGGTAGAGCGGAGCGGAAGCCGATGTTGCTGTTCGAGTTGGAACGAGGGTTGTTCAAATTCACGTTGAACACGCCAGCATTGGAACCGTTGTTCCAGTTGCCCCCACAAATCGGCAAACGTAGATAGCCTGCTCCCGGTATATTTCATTTCTTTTTGCTGCTGGACTCAGCTTCATTCATCGCCTTGATCCAACCGCCTACCATCTTTCCTATCTGCGTAAGATAATCATTGATGATTTCAAACTTCTTGTATGACATGAACTTCAAACGGTAAGCAATCTTCACATAGGTCTTGCATTTGGCTACCGCAACATCCAGTTCTCGCAAGGTAGTTTTCTTGTAGTAGGCTTTCTCTGCCTCCACGCACCTTTCCAGCATGGTATCCATGCACCGTTTGAGGTCCGCCGCCATTGCGTACTTCTCAGCCTTCGGAAATTGCTGAAGTACGGGATATGTGTATTCGATCATATCCTCGATTTTCTGTAATGCCCGTTTTGGCTCTGTTTGTTCGTTTTCTTTATCCATATTGCCTCCCTATGTGAAAATGTCCTACGGACTGTCTGTGGACTTTTCCCGGACAATCCATAGGACTTCAAAAAAATAATGGCTCACTACCGTTCGCCATTCAGTACACAGTATTCAGTTTACAGTTCTACATAAGCGGAGCGGAAGCCGATGTTGCTGTCCGAGTGGGAACGAGGGCTGTTCAAATGCACGTAGAACACGCCAGCATGGGAACCGCAGTTCCAGTTGCCCCCACAAAGCGGCAAACGTTCTCCGGCGTTATTCATCCAATGACCATCTCCGCCGTAATCTCCGCCCGGTTTGTCCGGGTACATTAACAGCACCTTCGCCAACTCCGGAGCCGTTAAGCCGCTTGCCAGTGTCATGTCCTTGTACTCGCAATAACGTCCGGCATCGGCAGCCACCGTAATGCCGGTAGTCAGCTGAATCTTTCCACTTACCCAGTCATACTTCAATGTTGCGGCAGTTCCAGGGTCTACCAGGGAACCATCGTTCTTGATAGCCTTCCAGAGAGTAGACGTTGCAGACTGGTCGCAATCAGCACCCATTGCAGCGTTGTTGTACGGGATAATCTGAATCTCGCCTTCCTTCAGACGCATACCGCCATTCCACTCCCAGACATTACCGTTCATATCCTGGATACCAAACTGAGTCCAGTCATGTCCCCATGTTGCAGGTCCGGAGCCAGTGAAACATCTTGCGGTGCCATTCGGATGTGTAGCATGAGTGCTGGACTCTTTAGATGACTCACTTCCCTTTTCATGTGTCGCAGCTACATCTCTGCCCCAATCATTGTTACCATGCGGCATAGTGCCGTTCTTTCTGCACCACAGAGCGATTGCAGCCCATTCTGCCATAGTAGACAAATGGAATCCAGCACCCTTTGCTTCGCAGGCTTCTCTTGCCTGGTCGAATGTAATATAGGTCTTCGGGTCTCTGTGAGCAAGTGAGTATGCTCTGCCGTTGATGACAACATTCTGGTACTTGGAATAATAGAAGCAGGACTTCTCAACTCCATCCACTAAAAAAGCCGGATGAATGTTTTCACTCAACCCGGCTACAAGCTCACTATTCTTAACTTTGTTGAACGGAACATACACGGAAGGAAGTCCGAGGTCATCCAGAAGGACGATGTTCTTACCTCCGGAAATCTCCTTGACTGCCGCCGCAAACTGATCGTAATTTGCCATAATCTTTCTCCTTCTTAAATTGCATATAATTTCAGAGTCACGTTAGCCATGCTGAATGGAACGGGTTCTCTGTTGGTGATGTTCTCCTGGCTGGTGGAATCTTCCGGATCATAGTCGGGATTCTCAACAGTCTCCTCAGTGTACTGTCTCGCCGGAATCTCAATCTGAGCTGCATACGCTACGCCCAATCCGGTAGTAACCATGCCGTACTTGTCGATGCAGACATCAATGCACACATCGAAATCTCTCTCACACTTCTCCAGATTCAGCATCAGTTCATCGTTGAATGTGATTTTGTTCTTGCTGACGGAGTAAGGAATCTTAGGACCTGCGTTTACTTCGATTACATTCATTCTACTTTACCTCCTTGTGTTACGGGCTTCTCTGTAAGCCTCGTTGGTTTTCTGAGCGATGCAGTCCGCCATATCCCTCTGGTGGGCGGTTGCTCTGCTCGGATAAATGCCATATTCCCTTAACGTCTGATTCATCTGCTGGTTTCTTTCGTCACCTCTGATGATTACACCTACACTCATGCTGCATTACCTCCGTGAACATAAAGTTTCAAAGTCACCGTTTTTGCACTTCCGGTGAACTTTACTTTGAAGCCGTTGACCTGCTTGTCATAAATGACAATATCGCCAACATTGATGGTATCTCCCTGGATTTCCGGCGTAACCATGTAATTCAGAGTGTCCCTTCTCACGGAGAGAGGAATCGTCTTCACAGAGTTGTTCGCATAGAAATCCTGGGTGTTGGTGAGCGTAACCGTGATTACTTCACCATCAACGTCATCAAGACGCTTCTGCTGTTTCCCGACTACTTCTGCCAGGAACTCATTGAACAAATTCGCTCCGTTGATACCACACTCCATGTTGTTGAAATGCTGTTCATCCTGCGGAGTACCTTCCTGGATGCCAGGCACATCATCGAGCCACTGAGTAGCTTCGTATGTCCCAGTTCCGTTGCCGTTCAGATACGGCTGTTCTCTTCCATTCATTATGCTTCACCTTCTTTCTCGTAGATAGGGAACTCAAACTTAGTAAGAACTCCCTGGTTTGATACCCTTACGACTTCCGTTTCCTGGTAGCCGCACTGCTTTCCGGTCACATCAATGATACGGACTGCCGTAATCGTCTGACTGCCGGATGATGTTCTTGGGAAGCCAACGATGATTTCCACCCGGTTGCCAACGATACGCTTTGTGTTAATCGTTGCATCGTACCAGGTGGAGCCTACACGGAACTGGAACTTTACCAGTGCCGCCAGCCATTGCTTCCTTCGGTCATTCATAAATTCTGTGGACCAAAAAGACATCTGTTTTCTACCTCCTTATGATTTATTTCCACAAACTCCGGTTCCGCATCTCCTTGGCGTTACCGCAGCTATATGGACTACTGGGATGCCGCTGACTGCCTTTGTACTGACAACCAGCGATTTCTCCTCCGTAGTACCGCTTGTAACAAGCGTACCGCTGAGGGGAGCGTTTACTTTGTGATTGCTGACAATTCTATCAGCTTCAACGCTACTACCTATCATTACGCCTTCTACGGACTTGATAGGAACTGTGCCGGATAACGGCAAATCAGCCGCAGCGGTTGTGCTTCCACTTGCGGCTTCTATGGTGGTTCCTACTACATATCCATTGACGGACTGTATCGGGTGAGTTCCAGACACCACCTGCCCGGCGAGGACTAACTCCTCAATCTGGTAATCTGAATTTATGGAAATCTCCACATCATCGGTGACAATTTCGCCTTTCGTGGAGTCGTACAGTTTTCCTCCTACCCGGATTGTTCCGGTCAACGTGTTCTGGAAGATTTTCTTTATCTCCTCCAGGTCAACTTCTGTCTGCAACAGAAGTATTTCGCCAAGCGAACCTCTTCTCGGATGCTGGCCACACAACAGCTGGTTGCACAGCGGCACATCGTACACCTGGTAAATCCATCTAACAAAAGTTTCTACTGCATACCGGATAAGGTACTGAAACTCTATCCGGACACCTCCAGGTTTCACCATCGGCACTTCTCCAAGTCGGACTGTTTCTCCTCCAGGTTTCAAGAACGGCATTGTCAGAATAATCGTTGCTGGCATATCCGGGTCCTCGATGTAATAAATCGGGGAGACATCCCATAGCAATGACAATCCATCCATGAGGTCGTAGTATGTGCATTCATTCGTATTCACCAGGTTCTTATACCGGAGGAACTGTCGGTATCTGTCATCAGAGATGACTGGATCAGTGACTCCTATCCCAGCAAGCTCCCCGGCTTCCTTTCTTGTCAGCGGAATGATGGTTCCTACCATGTCAAGGTTTTTCCCGGTTGCATTATCAAGATCAGTCATGGAGTTGATGTCCGAGAACACCTTCTCCACTTCCTGCATCTGCTTTGCAAATGCTGAAATCAGCACCTCAATATTCTTCTTGCCGAGAAACTGCTGAGGCAAATCTCTTAGCCAAGCATCAACTATCTGCATTGAACGTCACCTCGATTCTGGTTTCATCAATCAGAACTTTCTGCCTTGATGTCACGATGATGTTCTGTGCCTTGTAATCTTCCGTCTTCGGAACATAACCTTTTACGGTCGAATACGCCGTGAGTATCTCAACATAGGTAATGCCAGCAACCGAACCATAGATGCCTTCATTCAGTAACTGCGTAAGCAGGCTGTTTCCAGCAACTATCTGAGCACCGTCTTCGCAAATTGAAGCAGTTGTCAGTGCTGCATAGTTTGTCGGCAACATTCCGGCGTTTCCATGGAGGACAACCTTCAGCCACGTGTACAGATATTCCGGTCTGTTGAAATGAACCGGGATGGAATCTCCATATTTTCCAGGAACATCGACCGTGACACTTCCGAATGTCTGGATTCCTCCAGCTTTTCTTCTAAGGATGGCTTCTGCAATTTCTTTGTTGTCTCCGCCTTCAACGATGATTTCTACGCTGTGTGGCGGCAATCCCCTTGCATCTTCAACATCATCGCAATTTTCATATCCGGATGCTGATTCGACATCAGATACGTTGTTCAGCAATTCAGCAACAATACTCTCAATCATAGTGTTTGACCTAAGAGCCGACTTCGCAATGTATGACTGCCGAAGCTCAATGTCAGTTTCCGTCAGCCTTCCGTAGGTAGGCTCCAGGAGATTCGTTACGCCGCTAAATCCGGTGATGTTATTCACCAGCTTTGTAACGATTCCGTATGGCAGAGTGATTCTTCCATAGTCCTGCGTGAAAAAGTTCGCTATCGTGGTGACACTATCGGTAGTCAAATTGTCCGAAAGCGTGATTACGTTGCTTCTCGACTTCGTATTGTCCTTAATGTTCAGCACGTTGTCACTCGCAACATACTCGACAGTGTATTCGGTTGTCTTAATAACAGCAGCGAGCCCTGCAAGGATGTCTCCTTCAGAACCTTCTACATTGGAATAGCTGTACTGCTCTCCATTTATCGTAACGGAGTATGCCGCTCCATTTTCTACTGCGGCTACCTTTATGCCGACTGCATTGCAATTCTCCCTGGAAATCTGAAATTCATCAGCTGAATAAAGACGAATCTCCGGCATCGTGTTAGTTGCTACAATAGCTTCCTCACGAATATATGCACCGTCATCCCCGGTACAATGCAAAGGATAACAGGTGCGTTTACTTGCAGTTCTTTTGATTCCGCCATACTGCACCGAATTGTCAAGGTTGACTCCAGTTGCCGTGGCAGGATACTTTGCATAGTAGCTGTCCTGGGCTGTCTCCCACAGTTCGGCTATCTGACCTCCAAAGGAGGTGACAAGAGTATCGAGGAACGATGTTCCTGCCAGTCTGGTATTTATGCCAAAACCTTCCGTCAAGTCAGCATGAATTTCTTCCAGGATGGTATCCATCCTCTTTAGGACGAATCCTTGGTCTGTTACTCCATAATCTGGCATTTTATCTTCACCTCCTTCTTGATGGTTTCTTCATCAGTCAGAGCAACATACTTGATGACGGCTCCCCTTGTTTTTGGGTCCATCATAATCTGCACATCTCTGACATCTACTACTTCATCTACTTCAAATATCTTTTCCCGGACGATACTCTCGAAGTAATCGAGGTCCGGGTTCTTCACCAGAAGACTTGCCATGTATGGCATACCTTCTTCTTTGTTCCACCGCCATTCGCCTTCAAACCAGAGCAGCTTGATTCGGATTTTCTGTGCAACGGAGTTTTCGAGAAGGATGTCTCCTGCTTTTGTTATGAGCAAGTCTCCAGTGTTGTCCAACATAATATCCATACATGCCTCCTACTCCGGCTTTCCGGTATCTTCTCCCGGTGCAGCCGATTTGTGAACGTGCTGTTTTAAGTCGATTTCCCCGGCTTTTACCGTTCCGGTGGAAGAAATATTGCCAGATACTTTTAGATTGCCGCTGACGGCTACACCAGCGTCTGAAATGGTCATCTTGGTGCTTCCGGATGTAAGAACTGCTCCTGCATCCGACACCATGACTTCTACATCGCCAGCTCCTACAATGACTGCATTGTTTTTGCATGCCTTTTCTATCAGTCCAGCTCCTCCGTCCAGCAACCCGGGGATGCACATAGCATTTGTCAAATCATACCGGAGAGAGCCTTCCGACTCCGCCCCGGTTCTCCATTCGTCCAATTCAACCTCGGACACAATTACTATGCAGCTATCGCCTTTCGTAACCGGGAAGGCAACTCCAACTCCGGCAGTCGGACAAAACGGAAAAGCAACCGGGACCTCCGAAATCTGAGGATACTCCAGGCTTTTTCCGTCAGAAGTGATATACTTTCCGCTCGGCTTTACAGTTGCAGTACCGCTTCCGGGATTGAAGGCAACGATTGTTCCAGGTAACGCTGTGTGGATTTCGTCAACGACAGCTCTGGCTGTCTCCTCCACCTGCTGTGAAAATTCTTGCATCATAGTAAATCGCCTCCTTACGCCTTTGCCAGGTCTTTGATGTTTACGGCAGCTGTTACTGTGCTGCCAATACCAATTACAACTCTGTCACCCTTAACCTGGATGACATCATATACAGAGTACCAACATACGAAGGTTCCTCCGGAATACTGGTATCCTTTTGTTTTGCTTCCCTGCTTGAATGTACGGGTTACTTTGACCTTATCGCCCTTCTTGATAGAACTGCTTGTTGTCTTAGCAGCCGATGTGCTTGACTTCTTAGACGAACTTGCCTTCTTGTCGAGCTTAGGCTGTGCCTTTATCTCCAGCAGCTGTGCTGTACATACCCAGTCTCCTTCAAGGTTGTCTCCGTCAATCGTGACTTTGTACACCCGGAAGTATCCATTTGCCGTTGAGCTTTTCAGCTGGACAATATCATTTACACCGATTGCTCCGTTGAGGAAATACTCAACTTCCCATCCGGTCTGAGATTCGTCACTGTCTGAGCTTGCACTAATTGTGATTCGCTTCGGAATGCTTATCAGTCCAGTATCACTACTTAGCAAATATCCCCTGGTATTCACTGCCCTTCCAGGCCATGTAATCTGAACCACCTGGTTCTGTATCGTCCAGCTGTGACCGCAATACTTTGCCAGTTTCTGCAAAGCGTTTTTCGCTTTTCCGGTGTAGCTGAATCCGTTAGGCATCTGCTTGAACGACAAATCGCCAGCAAATACGATGGACAATCCCATCTTGCTGGCAATCATGTTATAGACATCCTTGCAGTTGACTGAGCCATTCAGTGATATGGTAACAACCGTTTCTCTCAGCTCAACCCTTCCATCCATTACTTCAATTTCTGTCATTCTGTCTGCGTTGTCTCTGGTGGTAACAACAGATGTTACATTCCCGACAAGTACGAGTGCATTGTTATTGCTATACCCGGCACTCAATTCCACAACACAGTCTTTCCCATCCAGTATCTTCAAGTTGTTATTCGACAGATTCCATACCTGCACTTTGGCGGTATTTGGGCTTTCGACATCGCACTTTTCAATACTGAACGAGACATGAAGTGCGGTTTCTGTGGCACTATGGATATTTCCAATCTGGAATCCTTTACTCCCCATCTTTCCGCACTTCATCGTGTATGTTCTTAAAAAATTATCATTTGCCATATCATTCCTCCAATTCTACGTTCGGAATATAAACGAACTCCGCCGTCTGGTTGTTGAACGCCTCCCGTCCTACCGTATCTACGTCAGAGAGGCATCCGAAGATGCCGTCCGGCATATCATGGTATGTGTAGTAGTGCATAATCGGGAAGTTTGGAACGATTCTTGTCATGGCTATGATAGGCTCCTCTTCCGAGGAGTACAGACCAAAACTCCAGTAATCATACTTCTCGTTGTAGGTGAAGCGGAGCAGGTACTCCACACCGTCAATCGACAGCGTAGACATACTATCGTTCATGTCCGGCACCTTGATGTAAAGCATTTCTCCACCTCCCTAAATCAATCCAAGACCGCTTGCTGCCCCGTATAGGATAGATGCAGACTTCTTAGCACTGCTTCCGGATTTGCTACTTGATCCAGACTTCGATGACGAACTGGATGATGAACTACTTCCAGAAGAACTGGAACCGCTCGACTTGCTCGATGAATTCGAGGTTGATGCAGTCCCGGCATTTGCTTTTGTCGTTCCGCTCTTCAAAACATAGGACGGTATCTTCACGGTCTTTCTGCTTGTTATCCGAACCTTCTGTGCGGCTATGGTGATTTCCCTTGCATATCCGATTTCCGTAGATTTCTTGATTGCAATACTGGTAATTCCCATGTTCTTGTAGATGGCATCGGTAGTTACAATTTTTGCAAGCTCCTTTTGCATCCATTTTTGCTCCAGGAGATTGCATATCTTATTCACCCGGTCGGTCGAGCTTCCGTGCCGATACAACCAGGTCACCGGAGTATTGCTGACGAACAGAGTCATCTTAATACTTACCGGGTCATTGATGATTGTATCCGACACCGGAAACCCATCTTCTACCGGATATGCCGGGATGGTGGAAGACAATGTTTTATCCTCATTCATCAGAGCATCGAACTCGACACCCCAGATGCTTACCGGCTGCAATTTCTTTCTTGCCATTTCTTCCTACCCCCTTGCATAGGCGAGTGCTCTCGCCATCTGAGTCGTTGCATCGGTAGCCGATTTCTTCATGGCTTTCGATACATTTTTCTGAGTTTCTGTACTTCCGCCGCTGTACGAGTTGTCGATATTGACATTCTGGGTCACGCTGGACGTACTGTTGTTGATGTTACTTGTGGTGACAGTTTCTGCTTTCGCAGTAGCTGCCTGAGTCAATGTTGCTATGCCGCTTGCCAGTCCTTTCACCTTGTCCAGGACGGTATTTTCATTCTCTCCAATTCCTTTCGCCAATCCTCCCATGAAGTCTGGCATCCAGGATTCGTAGTCGGTCAGAGGTCCTTCATCCGGAACCGAGAAATGCAGGAACGAACGAATCTTATCGCCAATTCCCTTTACTGCATTTACAATTCCCTGGACTCCAGACATAATGCCGTTTTTCAGACCATTAATGAAGTCAGCACCCCATCCAACAGCCTGGGCCGGCAGTCCTTTGATGAAATTGATTGCGGCATTGAATCCGTTCACAATGGTATCCTTGATGCTGGACACCTTGCTGGTGATTCCGCTCAGTATGTTACTGAACGTGCTGCTTACGAATGATGCTATGCTACTGAATACACCACTGAAGAAGCTCTGTATAGCCGACAGCACCGATACAATGAAGCTATAGGCTCCATTCAGTGCTCCAGAAATTGTACTGGTTATCGTGGACAATACAGTGCTTACAAGCGATACGATTCCATTCCAAATCGCACTGAAAAATCCGGACACAGCAGACCAGATTGCGTTCCACAGTGCCATAATTCCATTCAGTGCTGCCGAGAACAACCCGGTTATCGTGGACCATATTCCGCTTATGAACGAAACAATTCCGTTCCACAGTCCCTGGAAGAAACTGCATATCGCCGACCAGATCGCATTCCAAATTGCAGAAATAGCACCGAGAGCCATCGAAAACAACAGCTTAATTGTCTCCCATGCGGCTGTGAGATAGCTAACGAGAGCATCCCATATTCCGGTGAATATCTGCTTGATTGCATCCCAGGCTCCCTGCCAATCTCCAGTGAATACAGACGAAATGAAGTTCGCCACACCTTTGATTATTTCCAGGAATCCGTTCAAGACACCTCCGAGACTGTCCCACAGAACCTTGAACCAAGCCAATATCTCGCTTCCCCAACTGTTCCAGAACGCCTGGATCCATCCGAACACCGTTTCAATCACCGCAGCAATGGCATTAAAAATAGCACTACCAGCTTCGTATAGGGCATCCCATACTGCGGACAGTGCTTCAAGTATTGCTCCCCATACTTGCAGGAGCGTTTCCTTTGTGCTTGTGGTTGAGCCATCAATGCTGTCCTCTGTGTTTCCGAACAGCGTAGCAGCCAACTGTGATATGAAGGTCCAAACACCTCCCAGGAACGTCTTGATAAGCCCCCAGGCTCTCTCGAAGTTCTGACGAATACTTTCGCCATGCTTCTCGAAGAAACCTTTCACTGTATCCACAAACATTCCTGCCGCCTGCTTGATAAAATCCCATACTCCAAGCAGGAAATTCTTTATGGTTTCCCATGCGTTAATGATTGTCTGTCGTGCATTATCTGCACCAATTCCAGCTTTATCGAAAAAGGTTCCAATAACAGAATCATTCCCCAACATGAAGTTGACGAAATCCTCTATTATCAGAGCCAGGATAACAATGACTGCTACAATCGCCAGTATTTTCAAATTCGCAACACTAAACACCTTTGCGAGCTTGCTCATAACTCCTGCCAGTCCGCCTATGGTCTTCCATAGACTCATGAGCTTTGCGACTCCCATTACCGCCATAAATGCTGCGGCAGCTATCGCCAGTACCTTCAGTACATTCTCGATTCCGCCGAGCTTATCTACGACTCCTTTTATGAATCCAATGCTCTTGGCGGCTCCATTGGAAAGCGTTTGCATCATTCGGTCAACTGATGGCTTCAGCTTCTTCACAATGGCGTGCATCCGGTCGAAGGCATTTGTCAATGCTCCTCCTTCTCCAGTGAGTTCCTGGAGCTTTGTTGTTGCCGCCTTCGTAAGATTGGATAGCATTTTCAGAACCATAACTGCTGGCTTTAAGAACGTGGAACCAGCGACCGCTTTAAGGTCTTGCAGATTCTGCTTTAGGTTGCCGAGCTGATTCGTCCAGGTATCTGACTCTCTTGCCGCCTGGCCTAAAGCTCCGGATGCGGCATTGGCATCCTCGACCATCTTCAACAATGTAAGCTGTTTCTGGTCTTCCGCCAAATCCTTGAACGACTTTCCGTACAATTCGTTGGCGGCGGCGTTTCTTGTTACTTCAGTACACGACAAACCAAGTGATGCGTCCTGCTCAAAATTTCCTTTCAAGAAGGATTGCAGGGAATTTGTTACATCTTCTAACGAGCGGTCATAAAAGGCGGCGGAATCTGCTACTGCCACCATAGACCTATCCGCCAGAGCCAGGGCATCTGACGTTTCCATTCCGGTTGTCTTTGCGAATGCGGAAATCTGAACAAAGCTGCCCTTCATTCGATTCACAGCAACTCCCGTATTATCTGCGATTGATTCAAGCTTTGCGGTTGCTTCATCCTCAATATCTCCAAATACCTGGGAGAACTGGGACTTCAATGCTTCTGCATCTGCCGCCGCTTCCGCTAAGCTGCTGAGACCAGCGATGGAAAATCCTATTCCAATGGCACCGAGAAGTTTCGAGGCTAAATTCTTAACCCCTTTGATGCTGTTTTCAGCTTGCTTCTCGCTGTTCTTGTCAACCTCGAACCCAAATGCCACCGCTATGTCTCGTATTGTCAATTCCTACCTCCTTTCCAGCTCGTTAGCCCTGCCTTTCTCTACATCCAACTGCATTTCATATAAGGCATACAGCTTCAATGCTTCATCCAGGGTATATACTTCCTGGAGTTCATACATCGAAGCCAATCTCGCCTTAATCAGTATGTAGCATCGGAGTTCCAACTCGCTAAATTGTGAGTAGTCGAACTTGCCGTATTTTACAAGATCGCTCTCGGAGTCTTGACCTCTGCTAACCCTACTTTCCCAGATAGGGCAGCGAACTTCTTGAAAAAACCGTTAAAGTTCAGCTTGATTACATGGAAGCACAGAACGAACATATCCTGGATTTCTCCACAGAAGATTTCATTCGCAATGTCTTCATCAAGCCTTGCCCCTTCTTTTTCTCCGGTATCCTCGTTGATGATTTCTACCGCAATGTGACCGCCGAGCAACAGCTTCTTCATCAGCTTTTCAAGGCTATCACCATCAATAGTCTTGCAATTCATCATTGCTTCAGCCGCCTTCCCTGCATCGACATCCATAAGGTTTCTATCATTCACCAGTGGTGCTAAAACTCCTAAAAGAGGAGCCAGCACAGATGCCAGCTCCCCGGTGAGGTTTGCAGCCTTGAACGCCGCAAACGGTGTAATATAAAAATCAAATCCGCCAACCTTCTCCTTTGTCGGCTCTACCTGCTTCAGTGCCATATGTCCTTACCTCCTTATTTGAACTCGCCTTCGCCTACGGCAATTTCCCATTCACGGTTTGTCTGGGCTTTACCTCTGCCCCATGCGGCAGGTTTGGTTACCCAGGCTACCGCACCAGTAAACTTCTCATTACCAAGAATATCATTGATATTCACTGGGAATGTTCCGCTTCCATCAGACTTGTCCTTGTCATACATCTTCTGTAAGTAGGCGTTTGTCTTGGAAGCCTGCAAAAGAGCCAACTTAATGGTGTACACCTTTGACGGGTCAATACTTCTGGCGATTTCGCCATCGGCACCAACAACATAAGATGTACCATCACCAGCAGGCTCAATGTTAATAAAGCTGTCATCTGCAAATCCGGAAGCAATGTGTCTTCCGAGGGCACAAGTGACTTTCTTAGGATTGTACGTTGTTACAGTTGCCATTTCTTATATCCTCCCTTCTTAGAATGTCAGATTTCCGGCAATCTCGACTGCATGGATCGCTCCAGTCAGTCTTGCAGAGTATCTGCATCCGGTCAGCTTACGAGACTTTCTTTCAGCTTCTGTTAAATCAGCAGCCTTCGGAACGGTTACTGTGTATCCGGCAATCTCGTTTCCATCAGCATCGTACTCAGTAGGTGCAATGCCGCCGATGTCCTGGCCATCTTTGAGAGTAGATAACATATTGCCTTCAATCAGACCGATACCAGCATCAGTGAACGAAACCTTGCGGTTCACCTTCAAAGCGTTGAACACTCTCGTCTGCATTTCTGCCTTCAGCCAGTCTCTGAAACGGATAACATCAATCCATTCTCCGGACAGCATATTGCCGCCGAGAGCTACATTGCTTCCAGCATATCTGAGGAAGGAATTGATACTGGTATCCTCCAGTTGCTTCTTCTGTGCAGTGTCGGGAGCGGAAGGAACGATTGTTGCAAGCTCCTTCAAATCCCAGGTTTCAGTACCAGGATCATATCCAAAGCACTTCGCCATCCATGCAAGAGCAGCGAACTCGTTCTCCTTCGGCTGTGCAGACGCATCATAGCCATCAGCAAGTCCGGAGAAGATGCCGAAACTTCTGTAGTATGAGAAGTTCTTAACCGGGCAAGCGGAAATATCCGTGTACTCGAATCCGAAAATCTTCTCATTTGCTTCAGTCCATTCGATTGCTCCCTGGATGTCAGCAGCATCTTTGAACTCCGTAATGTGAGAGCCATAGAACTGAGTCTCGCTGTTCGCTCTTGCAAGTGTAACCTTGATGTCCTCATATACTACTGGCTCGCCTTCGCCGGATGTAGGCTTTCTGATACACACATATACTTCAGACGGTGCAGGCTTCTGGGAGAACGCCACCGTTGCAGCAATGTATGCCGTGTCATCCGTTGTAAAGCCATAATCGAGCAATTCATCCGCCGTAGATACAGCAGTTGTCTTGCTCATGGTCTTTTCTCCGGATGCTTCCGGTCCTGGAACAATCAGCAGGATGCTGTCAAAAGACACATCGCTGGATGCCGGACTGGAAATGTCGATATTGCATTTCACAATATCATCCAATGGATTATTCTTCATTGTTGATTCCTCCTTCTTTGATTTCTTCAATCTCTACTGTCTCAATGGTCTCAGCGATTGCATCAACCATTTCCTTTGTGCCACCGCCACTGCTGTTCGGTGCAAGTGGCATACCGCCGATACCATACGGTCCGGATGCTTCCTGGGCGAACGATACTGTAAATTCAGCCATCGCCCGGTATCTGAAACTCCTATCATTCTGAAGGTCAGTCAAATCACGAACTGGTGGCATCAACGAAACGTCCATGCCGTATCCGGCGATGATGTCCGTGATGTCTTCAGATTCCAGGAAGTTTGCAAAATCCATCAAATCAGAGGTTGCTGTGTTGACGTAGTTGCCAGTAACTCCCTCTTGCACCGTTATGGGCTGTCCTTTGGTATAAATGTTGACTTCCAGGGTTGTTTTCTCCTGGTAAATCCTCCTGCCTTCTCCATCGTCTACTGGAAATGAGGTTCTGTTGATGCCTCCGCATTTCAGCGTGACATACGGTATAGGCGGCTTTGTGTTAATCTGTTCAACCCAGATAATCGTTGCTCCTACGAAGAACTTTGCAGTCAAGTCGTAGAGCTTTTCTTTAACTTCCGCCAGATTCATTGCCCGTTCCCTCGCTTTCATCAGTAGTACCAGCAGGCTCCTGGTCCAGACATTCAACGAAAGTAGCCGTGTAGTGTCTCAACGGAGTATTCTCACTGAGTCTGCACGACTTGCATTCAAACCACTTATTCTGGAACCATAATCTGTCAGCTTTCTGCTGTTCAACTTCATTTTCCACCAATATCTCGCTGTCGCAGAATACCTTCAGCCTTTGCACCGACTTGGAACCGTCCGGTGTGGTGATAACTACGTCCTCCAACGTCTGTACGTCCATAGGGAGCGTTGAATCCGCATAAGGTATAGAAGAATACCCTTTGACGATAATCGGACGAGAATAGCGTCTTATCCGATGTGGTCTTTTCAAGAAGTTCATCAGTCCCCACTTCCTTTCTGTTTGATTTCATAGTTCACTGACTGTCTCATTCTGCCGCTGTCAATCAGTGGTTTGCTACTGCCCTTCTGCCTCACAGTCGATTCTGCATTGGGAGCAAAGCTACCCTCCGTGATTTTCTCTTGTATGAGGTCCTTCTGAAATATTCCTATCTCTTTCAAGACCTGCTCGGCAGATACTCCTCTTACGAGGTCTTTCTTCTTCGACTGCAAGAAACTGTTTATCTTGCCTTCGTTTTCGTCTACGCTCTTACGCAAAAAAGGACGAGATGGCATATTCACAGTACCCAATTCGTTCCATGCAGCAACATCACAGACATCCGTACCATCTTCCTCTGTGGCTTTGCCATGCTGGAATCCGATACGGACTTCTTTGTCTGCAAGCTCTTTGAGCATTCTTTGGAACCGGATACCTTCCGGTGTCATCTTGTCCTTTACCTTAGCACCCATAGCCAGGTCCTTCCCCGGCTGAGATAATCGGTATCACTGCGTTTCTCCTCAGAGTCAGAAACTCCAGGCCGTATACGGTAAGTGCATATTCCGCATCAACCTGGAGGTTCGTCTGCTGATTCGTGGTGTAGCTAATGGAGGTTTCACCCTCTGCGTACGAGCCTACCCGGAGGCTATCGCCTACCTTGCCATTCTCGTTGTTCCCATAACCGGACATCTTCAGTTTGTGGGCGGTCAGATATGCCAGAGCTTTCTGGTATGTGCTACCAAATCGCTTTTCGGATATCTGGTCGGAGTACAGTTCCAGGAACGAGTTGACTCCATAGGCAGTCACCTTTCCGGTGGTCTCGTCAATCACATCATCGTCTGGCATATCAGAAAACTCCGTTGCCACCAGACGAAAAATAGCGAGTGCATCCATACGATCACCTGCCTTACTTCTTCAGTGCTGCTTTTACCTTCTTCAGAACGTCAGCCTGGTCCTTGCACTCAGCAGGATTGATGCCGAGTTCATTAGCCATCTTTCCGAGGTCTTCCTCACTGATACCTTCAAGGGCAGCAAGTCGAGACTGGCGGAGAGCTTCTGCTTCTTCAGCAGCCTTTTTCTTGGCCGCAGCTTCAGCAGCCGCCTTGTCAGCATCAGACTTCTCAACAGACTTAGGCTTGCCAGTAATCTTGGCAAACCCATTCATCTTATACACCTCCAGGATAGGGCTGGTTTCAAATGCCTCCGGGATGTCCTTCGTTTCCCCCGGAAGCACTGTTACTTCGCCAATCCCAATAATCTTACCGTTTGAAATATTTTCAATCTTCATCGCCATGTTCCTCCTTCTCTTAGATGCCTGCTGCGATAAGTGCAGACAGCGGATAGTATAATATGATACCAGCTACACGCTCCTCACAAGGAACGATTACTTCCAGGTTACGGTTCTGGAGCGGATACTGGTAGAACGCCATAGGAATCTCCAGGCTGAACTTGTCAGCACTGTTGGTGTACAGCATTGCTACATCGGAGCCGTAAGGGTTGGTAGCAACACTTCCTGCAGCAAGTTCCGGTGCGGAGATGATTTCCTTCAGATAAGGTGCGTTCTCCAGGAGGAACTTCTTCACCGTGTATCCGGTGTTCGGGATCTGACGGGTGGAGATGTCGATGTACTGTGCAGGCGGAATAGTCAGTGTATCAGCTCTCTCGACATCCTGTGTCAGCTTAGACTGGTATGCAAACATACCGTTGATGTCTGCCAGGATTTCAGCAGCGGACTTATCCTTCCATGCAGTCTTGTTTTCAACAGTAGCAAGAGTGTACAGAGGGATGTTGTTGCCAGTAGACAGCATACCCATGAGGTTGTGCTCCTTGTCGCCAGCAAAAGCAATCTCGTTGGTCTTGCGGTCGATTGCATAACGTGCGGATTCAGCCTTACGAGTATCAAGGCTCTTTCCTGCAAGGCGGCTTGCTCTCATCTCCTGGATGGAATAACCGTAGCTGTCACCGATGGACTTGATCATTGCGGTGGTAGGTTTACCCTTTACATCAGCACGAGGAAGGTCAGTAGCGTAGTTGCTGATGATGACAGCCATGCCAGTCTTCTCGTAGCTGTAATAGGTCATAGTCTCTGCACCTTCCGGAACCTCATGGGTGATAGGGAAGTTGTTCAGAGCTGTGAACTCCGGATAAATCTTGTCATAGGACTTGGACTTGATGTAGTCCAGCTCCCTTGCGAAGAAAATAGACGCATCTTCAACGCTGTCGAAGTGCATCTGCTTTGTGGTTGCCAGCGTAGGCGTGATGTTGGATGCCATCAATGCGGCGTAGTCCGCCTGGTCATAGCCAGTAGAAGGCATTTCCGGATTGTACTGTTTGCTCATTGTCTTTATCCTCCTCTTACATTCTGATCTCGATAACAGCAATGCCGTCATCCTTTGCATTGCCGAAAGTAGCACCGATGTCTACGTTGGCAGGTGTTCCTTCGCCAGTCTGCTTGTCTAAGTGAGTGAATGTACCAGCATCTTCGCCAGTAACTACCACATAGGCTTTAGCACCATAAGCAGGAACTGCATCAGATGCGATTCTGCCCCATACATGACCTCTGCGGACAATACCGACAGATGCGTTGTTCTTAACAACAACGTGTCCGCCCATATCCTGCTCTGTGTTTGCCGCACGAAGGACAATACCTTCAATCTTATCTGCGGTACAGCCCGTAG